GCACCAACTTCGCAACCTAACGCAGGATGGTAGACCGTTTTCCGTTTCAAAAATTCAAGATCATCAACGGATATAAAATCAACCATCTCACTCTCTTTATCAGGCATTGTGTAAACCTGGCCATACCTAGCTAACACCTCAGAACATTTCTTAATATTGAAGTCAGAATATTGTGGATCAACTGAACCAGCATTATCATCACCATACGTGATCAATGCTACAAACTCCTTAAAGGTCTTGCATTCATTTGCTGGACTCAATTTCCAATAGCAGTACCGCATGTACAGCGCATTGACGATTGAGTTGATGACCACGGTCAACGGATGCCCAGATGGGTTGGACCCCAAAAAGGCAAGCAAATCTCCGTTGAACGAGCAAAAAGAGAAGGCAGTATCTTCACCGATGCACAAAATCTCCCGGACTTCCTCCGGACTGGCTCCTGCCAGTTGATAGATCTTTGCAATAGCGCTAAAAGCGCCCAAGATGAAATCTGTTGCCATCTTCTTGTCATAGAATTTGAAGTCACCGCCAATAGTTCGACTCTCCCCGAACTTGGTAACAAACTCCTTGACATATTCCCACTCTACTGATTGACAGACGACACCAATAGCTGCTTCAAAAGCCAGCTTGTTCTTCTGCATCAATCGCACAAACGGCAAAAGCCGACTGCGCACTACAATACTCCAATCTGCCGGTGCGGCCGTAAAGAGTCTTGTCTTTTGCGCTTTGCGCTTGGCAAAGGGGATTGCCTCATCCTTCAAATGTCCCGTAAACACTGGATAGGCACAAAGTCCCTGAGCATAACGTGCTTCAATCGCACGTACACGCTCCCAAACTTCTGGTGTGAAAGTGACCCCATCTGGGTACTTCTCACACGGATCCTCAAGGAGAAAACTTGTCTTTGGGCACGCCCATGGAAAACCCATGGACGTGGAGCGATTCAATCCATCAATGAATCGAACCCCAGGCAGCCCATTCACGGCCGCTTTGTCGCTCAAAAAAGTCAACTCCTTCTCCCAACCAGTGGGGAGCATCTCAACAACGCCACTCACATACGACTCAACACAATCTTTAATAATCGTGCGGTCATACGTGTTATCTGGCTGAACCATGTTCACAAGGTTATTATGCCAAGGCTCCCACCCACTCATAGCTGGTGCGCAATGCGCCACTTCGATCTGGAAATGCTCAC